GTATGATTTAACATTTTCATAAGTGTAATTAAATTTCCACCATTTATATAGTATTGGTATGCAAATGTTTTTCTTAAACTGTGCATTCCAAATGTGAAATTAATTCCACAAGCTTTTTCAATATTAGTCATAATGTAATCTCCAGTTTGTCTAGTTATTGGATATATTACCTTTTTAGTTATCCCTTTATATGTTGTAACTTTTTGTTGACCCATAAATAGATAATCATTACTTTCAAGTTTATATGTTTCAATATATTTCATAATATCTGAATGAAGATTTTTGTTTAAAGGAAAGTTTTGCATTTTACCTGTTTTATTTTCTTTTATATGCATATATCCTTTTTCTACATCCTTAACTCTAAGCTGCAATAAATCCTCTGCTCTAAATGCTGTATTAATTCCTATTAGAAATAGCATATAGTTTCTATAAGCTTGATATCTTCTAGTCTTAGTTTTATGCCTAGTTATTTCAAATTGTAAATAGTCTAATATGCGTTTTAAGAGTTTTTTATCTTTTATAGGTAGGGTTTGTTCTTTACCTCCAAAATATTTAATTCTTCTTGGCATTTATACCTCCTATTTATTTTCTTTTATTGTTGTTGTTAATTTAGGAAGTCTTATTTTAATTAAAATTTGAGAACCACAATTTGGACAATCAATAGCATCATATGTTCCTACAGGTCTCAGCATAATTGATTCGGATTTAACTTGATATTTTTGTTTCTTATCAATTTTAAATTCGAAATTACATATATTACATTGCAGCTTTTTTTCCATTATTTAACACTCCTTTCTTGTTATAATTTTCTATCATATCAATTACAAGTTGCCTTTGAATATCTCCATTAAGTTTAGTTAATTCTCTAAACTCTTTAAGCATTTGCTTTGGTAGATGAAAACAAAAAGTATCATAATTTCTATTTTTCCAACATTTCATTTTTTCTTTATATTTTCTATCAGCCTCTGCTTTAGTCATTCTAGCCATTTTTATTCACCTAAATTCCTTGGTACATATTTTTCTTCTGGGAACTGAAACAGAAAATCATTGTTAATAATCTGTTCTATTTCTTCTGAAGTTAATAATTCTTTTGCATGCTCTAATTTATAAATATTTCTTCTTGCTTGAATAAATTTATTAAAAACATTTATACCTTCTTCTTTAGAATAATAAGTTGCTAAAGGTATGCTAGAATCTAGCGGAATTATTTTAATTTCCTGATTAGTTTGCGTTCCTTCAATTCGCAGTATCACTTCGTCCACATTGTACATTCGTAAATGATTTTGACTTATTACCAACATTTATAATCACCCATCCCTCTTCTGATTTATATTTTTCTTTTAATTCTTTCATTTTTTGCCTTAAATAATCTTTAGTATGAGTTTCAAATTTAATTTCATTAAACAATAACCTAATTACAAACAAATAATCTTTCTCTCTCTTTTTAATTAATTCTCTTAACTCACATATTGTTCCGTGAAAGTTTTTAGTACTTTCTTTTTCTTTATTTACTTGTTCTTTTAATCGATTGTTTTCAGCTACAAGCCCTCCAACTTTTCCAGCAGCTTTTCTTCTCAATTTTTCTGTTCTTTCTAATTTCTTAGTTAAACATTCTATTTCTTTTTCAGCATGTTTGTTATTTTTTAATATAATTTCATTTCTATAGATTAGTTTTTCATTCTTATCATTAAGAATTTGGCTATTTTTAATTAGTGTATTAACTAATTCATTTAATCTTTCTATTTCTTTAGCTTTTTTTGTTTTAATTTTAAATATCATTATTTCTTTCCTCCATCATTCTTAAATTCTTCAATGAAGTTTTTAAAATCTTCATCTGTTTCAATTTCCCCTGAATTTTCAATTTCTTTATTAAACCATTCAGGAATAGGTTTAGAATTTGGATGATCTTTTCTATACCAATTCAGTATGGTTGCATAATGACTTTTATATTTTTTTCCTTTTGAAGCAATATAGCTTGATAGTTTTTCTATGTATGAGAGCAAATTAGATTTTTCTAATTTGCGATATTCATTTTCAGTAAGCAAAACATTTTGAAATTCACCATATTTATTTTTTGGTATACCTGGTTTACTTTCTTCTTCTTTATATATTTCTTCTTCTTTATATATATTATTTTCATTTATATTAACTTGAGGTGCCATTTGGTTGCCATTTGGTTGCCAAGTGTAAGAACTGTTACTTTTTAAATTTAAAAGTTTAAATTCTTCTTGATAATCCGTTGGATGATATCTATCTTTTCTTAAAGTGTTATGCATTCTCCAATGCTTAATTACTATTACCCCACTATTATCAAATGCTAATAAAAATTGTTTAGCAATTAGTATTTTTAGATCATCTACGCTTGCTCCAATAGAACGTTGAACCTTTTTAGGATTATTTACAAAGCCATCATCATCAGCATTCATATTCAAATGAAAATATAAGCATTGAGCACTTAATGGCATTTCAGTAAAAGCATCGCTATCAGTTATTTTTTTTGTGAAACATCTTCTTTCAGCCATTACTTACCTCCTTGTATGATAGATTATATTTTGGCTTTTTTACTTTTCCTTTGCAAATATTTGATATTGTTTCATATGAAATGTTTAATTCCTTTGCTGCTTTTCTTATTGATGAAAAAGTATGATGAAATCCAGCTGAATCAATATATTCAACTTTTATTGTTTTTCTTGTGGTTCCCCCTGTTATTTTTCCTAATTCTTTATGATTTGTTATAAATAAATTTTTTATATTGAGATCAAAACAATTTCCATTTTTATTTATTACAATTTCTTCAGGTTTAAGTTCTCTAATAAATTTTTCAGCCAACACCTTTCTACAGTTTATTTCCTTCATTTTTCCATTAATAGGAACTTTAATAACAACTCTATGTTTTCTGTTATTTCCATTCTCATAGCAGTTACCTTTATATGGCTTTAAATAATTAGTCTTGACTTTTCCAACTCTTCTAAATCTCCCGTTATTAGAACATTCATATCTAACACCATTTTCTTTAGTAACAATTGTTTTCCAAATTTCTCTATCTTCTTTTTTTGTATATGTTTCATTGCGAAGACTTCCATATTTTCTTAAATCCATTTTATCTTCCTTTCATATACCAAAATCCCTGAATAAATTTGAATAACTATTTACCAAATATCACCAAAATAAATAGTCATTCTTCTATATAACTAGAAAGGAGGCAAATATAATTATGAATTATACTTGCATATGTATGATACAATTATTGGTATATAAATGTGATATTTGATCTATCGTAATGGTCATTAACTATTTTTAATATTTTTAATTTTAATATTTTTGATTTCTAAATCTTTATCTTTAATTATTTTTCTTAAATCATGAATTATTCCATGCAAATGAGCTGTTAAATCTCTTTCTTGGTGCAATAATTCTTTTGTCTTTTCAGGATCATCATATGTAGTACAGTCTTCAAGTTCCTGGTTTAATTTTTCAATTTGTAAATTTAAATCATCTATCAAATTTAATGCATCATTTAGCTTACATGACAGTTTATATTGATTCTTAAAGAAAAGTAAAAATTTTTTTATTTTTTTCATATAATTTCCTTTCATAATTAAAACGAATTGATTTTTCTCTACTTATGTGTTATAATTTTTTGTAGAGAAAAACAATGATAAGCGTTTTTCTTTTTATTTTGTTTTAAAATCACTGATAAAATCAGGTATTAATGGTAAAGAACATAAAGTGACAATAACAAGTAAGATTGGTAACACGATTTTTTCTGTGTATGTAAAATAACTAATTAACATTATTGGTAATGATAATCCAAAAATTACTCCAATAATCATTCCACAAATGTTTTTAATTTTGTTTTTCATAATTACTCCTTTCTAAATCTTAAATTTCTTTCTAAATAATCCAGTGTGAGCTAATAATGGCCTACTTTCTGGAACAAAATAATTTTTATTTTTCATTTCTTCTCTCAGATCTTTTATATATTCAATACATTTGTTCTTTCCTAACGTAGGTATAATAATTTTAAGATCTGCCGCTGAAATATAAGGTTGTTTTAATATTTCATCTACTGTTTTCATAAAAGTTTCCTTTCTTGGTCGAGTGTAATCAACATTATTTGCCACAGTTTGTGGTATCAATTCCTATATAAAAAGAATCGATTGGGCAATTAAATAATTTAGATAATTTAAAAAGATAATATGCATCAATTTTATTGCCATTTTCAAATCCATTATATGTTTCTCTGGCAATGTTTAAATATTGTGCTGCAGTTTCCTGAGTTATCTTTTTTCTAGTTCTTTCTGCTCTGATATTATTTGCTATGATGATTCTTATATCTTTCATATTTCCCTCCTATCTAATTCAATATTACCACAATTTGTGGTATTGTCAATAAAAATCTAACAAAATGTGGTAAAAAAATTGTAAAATAGGAAATAATAGTATATAATATAATCGAAATCGAGGTGATTAAATGGTCGCAAAAAGAAATGATGAAAGTTTTTATTTAAATACAAATATTAAATATTTAAGGAAGTTAAATAAAGAGAGTCAAGAAAAATTAGGAAAAATAATAAATAAAAAAGATGCAACTATTGGTAATTATGAAAAAGGAATTAGAAATCCGGATTATATTGATCTTTATTTAATAGCTAAACATTTTAATGTGAGCGTAGATGATTTAATAAAAAAAGATTTTCGAAAAGATACAAATTATCAGAAATAATTATATAATGAAAATAGGTGGCATTATATGTTATATATTTATAATAACCTTAAATATTTAAGAGAACAATTAAAACTATCTCAAAATTCCCTTGCAAAGAAATTTGACATAAATGTGTCAAATATATCCAGATGGGAAAACAATAAAAACGGGATGGGATTAGAAACTGCTAATATTATTGCGGAAAAACTTGGAATACCATTAGCAAACATTATTGAAAAAGATTTATCGAAGGAAGAACTTGACTTAACTTCTATTATTAATAAATTAAACCAAAAATAAAATAATAGTAAATAAAAAATCCAGTGCAGCAACACTGGATTGGAGCATAGAACTCCATAGAAAAATATACTCGACCAAGAATATCTTTTCCTATGCTCCAATTATAGCAAATTTATAGAAAAGGAGCAATGATTTTATGGCAATTTATAAAAGTAAAATTAAAACTAAAGATGGTAGACAATACTTTTTTAGAATAAAATATAAAGATATTTTAGGAGAAGTACACGATTATACATCCAAAAAATATCTTAAAAGAAAAGAAGCTGAGGATGAAGAAGCAATATACAGAACAAAAGTAATAATGAAAGAAACAACTTCTTCAAACATTACTCTTCAGGAAATGTTTTACGATTACTATGGTTATAAGTCCAAGCTTTTAAAGGAACCTTCATTAATAAAATTAAAATCATATTATGATAATTACTTAAAGTTTTTTAAAAATAAAAGAATTAATGATTTAACAATTAATGATTATAAAAGCTTCAGAAATTATTTAGAAACATTTAATTTATCAGCTACATATAAAAATAAAATACAAGGAACATTAAAATGCATAATTGAATATTCAGCTAAATATTACAATACAAGTGATACAATTTTAAAATATTTTGAAAGATTTAAAGATGTTGGAATTATAAAAGAAGAAATGCTGTTTTATACATATGAAGAATATTGCAAATTTATTAAAGCTGTAGACAGATTTGATTTTAAAGTATTCTTTGAAATATTATATTTTTTAGGATTGCGTCAAGGTGAACTACAAGCTCTTAATTGGAATGATATAAATTTTGAAAATAAAACATTGTCAATTTCAAAAACATTAACATCAAAAATAAAAGGTAAGAAATGGTACATATCAAGTCCAAAGACAAAAAATAGTATAAGAATATTACCTATTCCAGAAAACGTTTTAAATGACTTAAAAACATTGCATAATAATGCTATGAAGTTTAAAGATTATAATAACAACTGGTTTGTATTTGGAAATGCGATTCCATTTAAAGAAACAAATATTGGTGTTAAAAAGAATAAATATGCCAAACTTGCTGGTGTTAAACAAATTAGAATCCATGATTTTAGACATTCTTGTGCTAGTTTATTGATCAATAAGGGTGCAAGCATAGCTTTAGTATCAAAATATTTAGGACACAGCAATATATCAATAACACTTAATACATATACTCATATGTTTAAATCAGAACTAGAAAATATCTCTAATTTATTAAATAATTTATAAAAAAGTGTGTTTGGAAGTGTGTTTGAACTATTTAAGCAAATAAAAATTCCCTTAAAATAAGGGAATTATTTACTTAATGGCGGAGACAGAGAGAATAAAAATAATAAAACTTTATTTCATTTTTTGTTTTATTTTCTTATTTTTAATTACATAAAACAATATTATTTTTTTACAAAACACTAAAAAAATGTGTTTTAAGTGTGTTTAAAAAGGAATTAACTACATTTTGCTAATTCCTTTTTTAATTGTGCTAATATCTTTTTATGTTTGCCAGTTTTCTCACAAAACTCTATTCTATTCTTTATCGCTTGAATCTTTCTTTCTTTATTCATAATATATCCCCTCTTTATGGCTCTATATTATAACATAAAACTTAAATTTTTGCAATAAAAAAAGACTAGCAGCATTTACCTCACCGCTAGTTCTTTTTAATTTTATCATAAATTATCTTACATCACAATGAACTGATGCTCCCATTCCTTTACTTACTTTAGTACCTTTAGAATATCTGGATTTATAATATCCATTACAATAACCGTAATTTGGTTTAGAAAGTTTAAACCAATAATTGATCATATCTTTTCTACCACTTAAAGAAGAAGATACTTTGGTTTGGAAATCACAAGCTTTTCCGCTCATATGTTTTGAAGTATTAGAATGACCTGGTTGCTTACTATTCCATACCTTACATCGAAGCAAACTGATAACAGAAGTAGCCCCAAATTTATTTCTAATAGATTGTAGATTTTTTACCAAATTAACATCTATTATAGCTGGGTAACCAGTACAATATTTTCCTTTGCATCTACAGTATAGTTTATCTTTCTTTATATCAAAATTCTTAGAATACTTTTTCACATTATAAACTGATTGTAAAAGTATGTCAGTATCTGGACCATATATACTATCCATATCGTCTTTATTAAAAAAATAATCTTTTTGTAATTTTAAATAAGCTTTTGTCAATTCTTTATTAGTTTTACTATCAATTGTGCCTTTATAATATCCTAAAAATTTAAGATATGTTTTTCTTTTTTTGACAGATAATAACATATTAATCACCTTCTTCTATTTCAAATTCATTTTCAGTTTCATCAGATAATTCTTCTAATTCAGGTAGTCCAGATATATTCATTAGTAAACTAACAATACCAGCAAGTAAACTAGCACTCAATACTGTTAACCAATCTACTTCACTTAAAACTACACTTGAACCAATAACACCTACTGCAGTTTGCGCAACTGTTTTAATTGCCCTAATGCCTGCTGCTTTTAACCATTTAATAAATTTTTCTTTCATAATTTCCTCCTATATTTTTTTAAAATTTTGAACTTCTTTGTAGATTGATTCTACAAATGAATTTCCTTTGAGTTTTTTATATAACTCATAGCTTAAAGAAATAGCTTCTAGTTGATAAAGACTTATTTCCTTACTTTCCTTACATTGATCATAAATTTGCAATATATCATTTCTTAATGAACATTTAGTTGCTTTAATCCAGTTTATAATAAAAAAGATAATCGCAATTAAAAAGACTATTTGAGTCCAATAGTCTTTGATATAATGTATAATATTCACCTTTATTCTCCTTTCTTTAAAAACAAATGAGTTTAATTATTTTTTTTATATAAAATATAAATTAATATTTTAGTGTCATTATTTACAAGTGGATTACTTGCATGTGTATTTCTAAATACAACATGTGCTGTTGTTCCATTTACATACTGTTGATATATATTTACAAAAGAGCTTCTCGTCCCTGTACATCTGATTCCAATAATTCCAATAGGTATATAACCTGTTTCTGAAATATCATATCCTAGGTCTTTTGTGTCACCTGATGCCACTGCAGTAGTCGTTTTTTCAAAAGATAATACTTTAAGATAATTATTTATTATATTTGATAAATTATCAAAATTATTGCCAGAACCATGAACGATTGAACTTGAATCTATTTTATCTTGTTTAAATTTATAAATTTTACTCATTTTTTATCAACTCCCGTCATTATATTCCCCAACATATTCAAGATCAATCACCATTTTTCCCAATAATTGTAGCCTTCCACCTCTTGTTGAATCATAATCTCCACCTACTGAAACATTATTTTTTTGAATTGCTATTGCTGGAGATGCAGCATTTATTAAAAATACAAAATCTACTGAACTTAATTCATCAGAAACAGTTATAATTACATTATAAGAATCTTCTAATTCCCATCCATTGTCTGATGAATCGCCTCTTAATACACCACTATATGTAAATGTATCATTATTTGTAGTTAAAGAAATTGAAGTTATTCCAGTTGTCCATACATCTGGTGTTTGTGTATCAGTTTTTTGATATTTATATGTTGCAGTTAAACTATTAACAACATTTCCAAAGTCACCATTCCAGTATTTTCCTTCTATATTAAATGTAACTTGCGAACCTGTATTATTTGCTCTGGAACAAGTATTACTTGTTTTAACAATATTTGAATAATTTATTAAAGTTATTGGTTTAATAACATTAGTACTTTTTCCTCTACTATCTATTGCAAATACTGAAACACTTGAATTGATAAAATTATTAAGAGTTTGGCTAAAATTCTCACTATAAGGATAATTTGTACCATCAATATTATAATACTGCATTGTAGCACCATCATTTGCTATTGCTTTAATTGAACTTGGTATACTAATGTTTAAATTTGAATAACCTTTTATTATTTTAGATGAATCATTTGTTAAGTTTAAAGTTATATTATTTACATCTTCTAAATTAAAAATTGAGAATGTTGGAGAACTACTAACTATTTTTGTATCATATTCGCCAATGTCCGTGTCACCTAACTGTTCTGTTTTTTCTAAATCAGTAAAAGTAAATAAATCCAAATATACTGTAATTTTATCAGTGTTTGGAAATAAACTATATAAATAACTTAATTCTGAATTGGTAAAAACAAAATTATATTCATTAGAACCTAAGACTAAATTTAAATCCTCATCATCTCTTGTAGCAAAAACATAATCTGTATTATTAATATTTACTCTAGCATTTAATGTATGGTATACATTTTCAATATATTTTTCGATTGTTGGGTACACACCACTAGAAACATCTTGATTACTAAAAGCAAATCCTGTAATAAACGATGCTCTTGATATTGTAGTTAAAGTTTTTGTTCCATTTGCAGTTAAAGTACCTAATCCTGATGTACCTGTTGCTATACTCCAAGACCAAGATACGCTTTTTGTTCCATCATTATTGTGCTTAATATTTTTGAATGTAAATGACTTTTTAACGGTTCCACCTTGTGAAAGTGATACATTTGCAGATTGTGTTTTTCCATTACAAGTGCAACTTAAAGATTTACTTGAAAACCATGTTTCAGATGATGTTGCACTGAACTCTATTGTTATTTTTAAATCAGAAGTATTTTCAGTAACATTTATATTGCTTTCACTAAAAGTTGTTTTTTTAGTTTTAGCTGCAAATAATTGTATATTTAATTTCATCACTACACCCCACTTATCCATGTCCTGCTGTTATCTATTCTTGTAAATGTTAATCCTGTAATTTTAGCATTTTCTTTTACATAAATTGTTTTTAATGTTGATCCTTCATCTGTATCTTCTCTAACCAATTCATTTGTAGTTGCATTATAAGTTCTATCTCCATCTGCATCTATTTTTCTTAATGTGTTAGAAGAATCAGATTTAATAGTTATTCCTTTTCCTATTGTTACAGTATCACTTCTTGATTCATTACTATTTTGTGAATAAGGCAATAATGTATCGCCTTTATTACCTCTTAAATCATAAATTCTAAATCCATTGTTAGTATCACAAATAAATTCTATTTCAATAGAATTAGTAGTAACTTCAATTCGTTGTTCAATAGAACCACTTTCATCCAAAGAAAAACTAGTTCCATTTAATTTGAAACTAGCATTCGTATTTTGTATTAACTCATCATATATAAAACCAACCATATATATACCATTTGGAACTGACACGTTTTGCTTAAAACTTCCATTTTGTAATAAAATAGAAACTCTATTAACTGCATCTGGATTTGGTGTTCTACTAGCATTTCCCGTCCAATACTCATAACCATTAGCATTGGTTTCATATAAATCTGTATTTCTAAATATATTATTACCACCTGTGAACATTAATGTATTATTTAAGCCTTCAATAGTGTCTTGAACTAATTGATCTGTTGCCTGGATTCTATCATCAAAACTATTAACAGTTGTAACTAAATTATCATATCCTTCAATTCTATTAGCAGATATAGTCCCTGCTGTTATAAAATTTGCATTTATTGCACCATCTTGAGTTATTGCAACAGAATATGTTCCATTAATTCCTGTTGAACTAAATCCTAAACCACCTAAAGACCATTTCCAAACATTAGTTGCATTGGCTGGATTTGTTGAATCCATCAAATATAAAACTCCGGTTGAATTATCTATCAAAATATTTCCATTAAAGGGATGATTAATTAATGCTTTTGCATTATCTTGAGCTTGAGATAATATAGAATCTGGATTTACTCTTGCTACTATTTGTCCCATTTCATCTATTGCTTTAGATTGACTTGTTACAAAATCTGGAGTTACTGTTCCTAACTCTAATTGTATTATTCTACCAAGTGCATCATTATAAATAGTTTTTACAACTCTAGATGATAAATTTAAATTCAATTCTGGAATAATAATTTGAACTGTATCTCCTAATTCACATGATTCTAGATTTGAATAATCTTTATATTCTTCACATTTTGCTAATTCTACAAAATCAATTTTAACTGAAACTTCTGGATCATCAATTCCATCTGCATATAATTGCTGAACTGCAGCCCTTAATTTAGCTTTTGCCTGTTCTTCTGTTGTATTATCATCCACTCCAATATCAGAAAATTCTATTTTTTTATATATTGGGGTAAAATAATTATTTATTTTAGGACTATCTATATATTTTTCATCTAATAGTAACTCATTGCTTCCCTGTGGCATTATTCTTGTTGCTACAGTGCTAAAATCTAGTTTAAATTCAATTCCAGTTAAATTTTTTCTATATCTAATTGATAAATTTCTATTTGTTCCCCTCTTTGCATGAACAAAAATATTAAAATTATTAATTTCTAATTCTCCCCCAAAACGTTTTAACAAACAATTATCTTCATTATATATAGCATCTGTTACATTTTTTCTAATATATCTTGCTGATGCTACTGCTGAACAATCACCATTAACAGAAAAGTTATTACTTTCCTGAGTTCTTGCTAACATCCAAGCTAAAGCTTGTTGAGAATTAAGATTAGTAGGTGCAACATCCTCTAAAAAATTAAATGCCAAATCAAAAAAGATATGTTTTGCTAATATTTTTATTTTTTCCATATCTTTTTCAACACTTATTATTCTAAATGCTTGTCCTTTTGCACATACAATATTTCCTTCAATCAATGATTCTGATAAATAGCCATCAATTGAATATTCAAATTCTAATGTAAAAGCTCCATTCAATTCTTCTGAAATAATAGGATCTGATTTATAATCTCTTAATACACCTAAACCAAGTGTTGTAAATGATGTAGAACTACTTCCAAATAATTTCATCATTATAACCACCCACTATTATACTCAATTTTAATTTTTGTTACCGTATCTGGTAATGTAATAATATTTGTTCCTGGTTTTAATTTAGGAAACTCTGATAAAGTTACTTTATCATTTTTTGCTGTTGTTCCATTATAGCAAATCATTAGATCACTATCAATTGTAACACCAGATTCTGACACAGTAAATGAATGGCCATTAACAGTTACCTGTCCTGTTCCTGTTATAGTAATTTTTGGATATGAATCAGTGTTTCCAACAACTGTTATTGAACCAGAACTTGTTAATTCTTCTATTGTTGAAGTAGAAGAATAAGAAATAGGATCTAATTCGAATTGAAGTGGAAATTCATTTAAATAATTCAAATAATTTTTAAAATCAATTTGATTTTTTATTGTAGCATTAAATACTCTATTTGGATATTTAGATAATGTCAATTGTCCTGTTCCAACAAATAAAGAGCATATATCATCTATATGCTCTTTTTCTTTTATTAAACAAACAATTGAATAACTTTTTGATAAATAATTCTTATTATCTATATGTAATGGTCTATTTCTTCCATTAACATTAATTGTTTCTATATTTCTTTCTGATCTAGATACAAGAGGCATTTCTTTTACAATAATACCTAATGAATTAGAACTTGTTCCTTTAAAAGTAAATGATTCCATCATTATACCTCCTTCTTCTTCATTAAATAATATAATTCTTCTGATATTCTCTTTATATCATTTTCTTCTCTTACTTCTAAATGTTCAATATGAATTGTATTATTAAATGTATTATTCTCTATATTATCCCCATGATCAAATCTATTTTTTCTATATTCTTCTGCATCTTCCTTATTTAAAACTGCTTCACCTTTGTGAAGTATAGCAGGCATCTCATCATAAGGAATATTATCAATTCCTATTCTTAATTTCTTTATTAAAGGAAGATTTATTCCTTTTCCACCAACTGCTGGAACCCAATCTGGAATCTTAATTTTATTTAAAGCTTTAATAAATACATTTATTCCATCTATGATAAAGTTAATAGGTACTTTAACAATATTAAATAAACCACCAAAAACTTTTTCAAATACAGTCTTAATACCTTCTACAACTGGTTTTAATGCCTTAATTGCCCCAACTAAAGTTTTACTTATTACACTTGCTATTGAAGATATGACCTTTATAATAGGATTTAATATCTTATTAATTGCAAATGTTAATAAATCTAATAAAGGTTGTAGCAATGGTAAAAGTGCCTTAATAATTGGTAAAAGCGCTGGTAATAAGGCTCTTACTATTTCTATTATAGGTGGAAGTATGATTTTTAGCAGCTGAGTAAATATAGGCAATAATTCCTGAATAATTTCCGTTATGATAGGCATTATCTCTTTTAGCAAATCAAAAATTATAGGTAATATTGTTTGACAAAATTCTGTGAACACAGGTAAAATGCCATTTAACAAATCCATAAGAATTGGAGCTAAAGTAGAAATCATTTGTTGAATTAATGGCATATTATCAATTATTATGTTCATAAACTGAGTTAAAATAGGAATAATAGCACTCATCAGATTATTTGTTAATGCTCCAAATGATTGTTGAAGGTCTGATAATGTATCTCCAAAAACAACTCCAGCAGATACAGCATCTTCACTCATAACTAAGCCCAATTCATTAGCACGATCAATTAATCCAGTATAATCATCAGCACTTTGTTCTATTAATGGCGATAGAGTGTAAGCAATATTATCTCCAAATAATTCACTCGCTTTTCTTGCTCTCTCTTCTGCTGTTCCAAGTGCCATAATTTGATTCATAGCATCTTCCATATTTATATCAGTGCCTTCTAATTTCTTAGCGGCTTTTTCCATTGCAGACATTTCAACGCCACATTGACCAGCAGCATATTTTAGTTCTTGATATGCTTTTGTTGATACTCCCATTCTAATAGAACCTTTATCAATTTCATCTGCTACTTGTGCCGTTCCATTGGCTGCAGCAGTTAAACCACCAACAATAGCTGTAGTTGTTCCAACAACTGCTGTTCCTATTTGCATTGCTTTTTTAGATACATCCATAAAGGATTCGCCAAAAGATTTACTACTCTTTTTACCTTTTTGAGTTGTTTCATCAATCGATTTATTTGCTTTTTCATTATCAATAAAAACTTGCCCAAATATGCTAAATATATTTGCCATATTTCACCTCCTTATAATTCAAAATCTTTAAGTATTTCTTTTGCTGAACGCATATGTTTATTAAATACTTCCATCTCACCATAATTATTAGAACTACTTAGTTTATTAAATATAATTTCAATTAATCTAGGTATTTCATTTTCTTTCATAATTGCGTATTTTAATGAATCTAACATCAAATCAATATCCTTGTCATAGAAATATTCAATTCCTCCATAATACTTAAAAAAAAGACGTAGGATAGCCGGAGTCCCTAATCCTACGTTTATTTCAAAAAATTTTTTATTCTTTCATCATTTACAAGATTTTTTATAAATGGGATTATATCAATATCTGAAGCTTCTTCTTTTGAAATATTCATAGTATTAGCTACTAAATCGATTACTTCGTCTTCAGCTTTATACAAATTATCAATTACCAATGCCACTAGTTTTTTTACTAATATTTCTTTATCTTTACTAGGGTTCTCACTTTCAACATTTAATTCTAATATCAAATTTGAAATTCCCATTTTATTTATAATTAATGATAGTTTTGACAACGTTTTAGGTGTCAATTTAAAGTCTTTATTATCTTTTATATCAATTATATCTTCTTTCATTATTTTCCTTTCCTTGCTCTCTTTTTTATGCCTATTAATATTTTTTAATAAAAATAAAAAAGAGAGCAATATAATTACTCTCAATTTAAGCTGCAAGTGGATTTGTAGTTGAAGTTTCAACATTCCATATACATTCTTCTGTAGAACTTGTAGGATCATAATGCCCTAAAAATTCTAAATTATGTTCATTTTCAGATTTTGAAACACCTTTATACCCAAAAGCACCTTCATGCATTGCATTTTTTATTGTTATGATAGTAAATGTATTATCAATCATTTTAGTTATTATGGCAACATTTGAAATATAACTATCAGAACCAATAACTCCAAAGTTACCAGGTGTTATTTTATTATTTGCAATACTCGCACCTGGAATTGCAAGTTTTAAATTTTCTAATGAACAACATAAAGTATTGACTTTAAGTGAAACATCTTCACCATCTTTTACTTGCATACCTTTTGATTTACCTTTTCTTCCATCAAATTCGATATCACGAATTGATGGTGTAGCTGTAAATTCTGCACCTCCACGAGTAGGGCCTAAAACTTTTTCTCCTGTTTCACCATAATTGACTACAACTATACCTTCATCAATTTGTATCTTTTGAATATCTCCAGAAGATAAATTAACTATGCTCATTTTTCCCTCCTAAAAAATTCTCGCAGCAAAAGAGACTCTTCTATAAGTTAAGTCTTGTTCTGACTGCTTTGTTAATATTTGATCATCAAAATTTATATGAAAAGAAATATTATTATCTGCATAACTATATCCATCTAATATATTTCTTAATTCATCACATAAATCTTCTACACTGATATTTGATAATTCATTCAAATAAAGTTCAATATCGAATATACAATTATATCCATAATCTAATGTGTTTAATGTTAATGTGGGTATTACGCCATATGGAAATGTAGCTGTTGTTAAAGCCTTTTCGTAATAAACTGAAAATGATAATGACTCATTTAATTTATTAATTAATTGTGTTAAAAACAATTTAGTTATTCTTTTATTCAATTTCTTCATCTCCTCCTAAATCAATTTGCATTCCTTGTTCTAAAACATAAGATTCTAATTCTTTTAGTTTTTCCTGGATTGCATTATTGATTTCATTAACATTTTCAAAAGCAGTATTTCTTAAAAAGTTTTTATTACTCATTCCAGGATGCTGAACACTATATCCAAATTTGTGACTATTATCATGCAGCTCATAACTTAAAAACTTTGCACCTTGCTTTAGTTGCAAAGTTCTTATGTTATGGGGCTTAACACCAAATTCAAACCAAGTAGGATTAACAAAATATTTAATACCATATTTTTTTCTCATCCTACTTCTAGAAAGATATCCTACTTCTAAATATGGTTGTCCAGTCTTAAAATCTATTTTTGCCCAAGCAGTAACTGCTTTTTGCAAATATCCTCTTTTAACTGGGATTTCTTTCTTTAAAATGTTAGTAACAACTTTCCCACCTTCTTTAAGAGCATCTTTTGATAACTTAGTCATCATTTTTATGCATTCTTGAGAAGTATCGATAAATTCTACTTTTGTTACATTAGTTCTATCCATTAATTGCTTACTCATCGTTTTCATTTATTAAAGAAGTTAATGTTATCTCAACAATATCTTCTTTTTTAAAAGTCCTTAAAATTTTATATCTTCTTTCTTTATATTTAACATGAGTTACATTGTTTAAATCTACAAGTTTAGTTTCTAATTTTATTTCCGGCTTTAATCCTGCAGATTCTGCTTGATAAAATTCAGATTGACCTATACTTTTTTCATTACAATAAAATAGTTCCTCATTATAAGTGAAATAAGGTCTGTTTAATTGATCTAATTGTGGTGTTTGTTTCAAAAAATAACCATAGTCTTTAAACATTGCCATTTTGATTCACCACAATTTCTTCTTTATAATTTAAACACAAAAAAGATTTTAAAGATTCATAGGACTTTTGAAATCTTTCAGCATCTGGATTATCATATCCGAAATTTGCTTTACAATAATAAGTTATTGCTTGAATTATCATTACATCAGATTCATTAATATTAGAAGAGGCAATGCCTGCCAATTCTAATTCTTTTTTACACGCATTAATTAATTGTTGGATTTCATTATTATAAATATTTCCACTAATCCTTAATGCCAATTTGACTTTTTCTAGCATTGCCTTAATACCTCCTTAATTATGCTGTAGCTTTTATTAATTTAACAAAAGCTTCACCTAAAGCTGGTTTACCATCAAATAGAGCACAACCTAAATATTCATAACTATTTGTAGATAGTTTTTTATCTGTATCAACTGTTACTTCATCAGCTAAGTTTCCAACATAGTATTTGAAGTCTCCTAAGAAAGCCTCATGTTCTGTTACATTTTCATCTAGCATAACTTCATAACCTTCGATATAATACTTTCCATCTACTTTTGCAAATAGATCATCAGTACCTTTATCTTGTAATGGTCTAAAATCATTTAACAATGTTTTCTTACTCATTAACCATTTAGCATTTTTATCATATCCACCTGGAAGTAATGCTGTAAGTGCTAACACATTAGCTTTTGTTAATGATCCAGCTTTAGCAACTGTTACAGAGTTTGTTGCACCCCAAGTATTAGCAGCATTTACACCAGTAGGTTGATTTGTACCTGTACCTGATATAATTAATGCTGTAATTTTACGACCAATTCTTTTAGCTAACATATTAGTTAACCATTTTTCAAAAGCATCAATACTCATCTTTGATACTGTTTTTGAAATAGTAACATATTTTGTTATTTCATATGTAGTTAATGAAACAGGAATTAATGTATCTGCAGCATCTGTTTGTGAACCATTTTCAGTATGAACAGCAGCATCATTAATAGTTCCTTCAACTGCAAATGTTACATTTCCATTTACATTTAATAATTCTATTTCTTTTAATAATGGAGCTTCATCATATAATTTTTCAATTATCATATTTTGAGTAATTGTTGGAATTGTAGCTCCACCTGAGGCTGCAGCTGAACTAATTGCTCTTTCTTCTGCCTCATTTAATTTAACCCCTTGTAAATTCTTTAAAAATGCACTTCTATATTCTGCATTTGATCTGATATCTTCTTCTCTCATATCTTTTTTTCCTTCCTTTTCTTTTATTTCTTCTTTTACCCCACTGAAATTTCTTTTTACTTTTTCAAGAGTTTCATTTCTCTTTTGAACTTTAGCAAGTATAGATTTTTGTTCTTCATTTAATTTAGATTTTTCTTCTTCTAATTCATCAACTTTACCTTCAAGTTCTGTAACTTCTTCATCTGTTAAATCTTCATCAGAATTTAATTTTTCTAATATTTCTTGAAGTTCTCCATCTATTCCTGTTAGTCTTTCTTTTACTTCTTCTAAAGTCATTTTTAATTTTCCTCCTTCAATAACTTTATTTTTACTGCTAATGTTTTACGTTTTAGCATACGTCTTCTTTCTAATGTTTGATTTTTACACTTCTCCAAGTGCTCTTTTTCGGCCTCCACCTCAAAGTAGGATCTTGCATAGACAGAAGTTGTATCATAAGCAGGAAACGTGACTACACTTACATCAAATAGTCTTTCAATTCCTGTGATACTTCTTAAGTGGTTTTCTTTGTCATAACTTTCACCATCTTCGGAAGTTATAAAACAAAAAGACATCTTATCGAAGTAACCACCTTTGATTTCTTCATAAGCCTGTCTTCCTTGTTCTGTTCCGCTTAGGTCAGCTCTAACAAATACACCTGTATCATCAATAGAAAGCTTTAGTGTTCCATTTTTAGTTCTTGCTAAAGGCTTTCCAGAATGATCAATATTTAAAACTACATCATCCATTTGACATTTATCAAATGCACTTCTCATTATTTGCTCTTGATAATCAATACCATCAAATGAGTACATCGTTGTAGGTTTTTCAAATACCACAGCATATCCTTCAATTATCATCTTTCCTTCTTGCTCAGATGCTCTAAATTGAAAATGCCTGTATTCTCTATCTTTACTTACCATCTTCTTTATACTCCTTTCCATTATGTAAAATAAAAACAACTTCTTTATCTTTGTAAGTTGTTTCTTTTAACATTTTGATATATTTTTTAGAATGTACACCTTCTAACTTAATTTTTTCTGGTTCAGTCTTCATTTCCTGATTCGTTGTTGGTTTCATTATTATTCACCTCCTCACTTAATTTTGTTACTTCTGCATATTCTTTACGAATATATCTTTTATTTTCACTTTCTGGAACATGTGCTAAATTCCAGATATCCATAACATGATTAACATATAATATTCCCCTATCAAATAATTTTTCAGACACTTCTAATTTTGTTTTGTTACTGATAAATTGTAATTTTGTACTTTCTAATACAACTTTAAGACCTTTCTCTATATCCCATGAACTAATAATCATATTTGTAAGAACTTGACTGATTTGTATAGCAATTGGTTCTATTACATCTTCATAAAATAGATTCCATTGATCTTCTGTTGCTGTATTTTGAAGAATAGCTTCTGATATATGAAAATAGTTATAAACATTATTACTTATTTGTTCCATTTGTTCTTTATCAACAATAAATGGTTTACTATCAACTTTTGTTACTTCTGCATATTTCCCATCAAATATTAATACACCACCATTGTTTTCAACAGACAATTGTTCTTCTTTTAATCTTTTTTGTTCTTTCTTAATTGATTCGTCATTCTGAACAACTCCTAGTCTTGCTAAGAAACGAATCATAGCACTGCTTTTAATTCCTTCTTTAATACCTTGTTCTTGAGTATCAATTAAATCCATAGTAGAATCTAATGCAGCATTTGTTTCTCCAGAATATTCATTTTTATAATAATATTTTTTTAGATGTCCTACTCTATCATACTCAATAGCATATTCAACATTTTGTATCTTATAAATCAAATATTCAACGCCTTCATACTCAACAATTTTACTTCCGCTTGACCTAACTGGATAATATCCAACAATTAAATCTGGAAAGTCATCACTGTAAACAGGAACTATATAAGCATTATTTTCAACAATTAATATGGTTACTAATCTATATAAAAATTGTTGAACAGTCATTAACTTATTAGGTTTATTTGAAATAATTTTACTCAATCTATTGTAGTTTTTATTTCCTAATATGGTAGGATTTAATTTACTACACTGTGTTGCAATCTTATCAATACAAGACCTTGTTAATGCCATTTCATAAAGACCACCATCATATGATTTAAATATAGGACTATAACCTGTTAATAATTTAAATTCATTAGTTAATCTTCTTATTCCTATTTTTTCTTTTGCTCTTTTAAAAATTGCCATTTTTAATATTTCCTTTCTACATATTTAAAAAATCGTCATAATGTCTTTGGAAAACTACATAAGCATCAATCAATGACATTGCTCCATCAATTCTTTGCTTTTTATTTTTTCCTTTAACAGGACGAATATTTTCATTTTTATCCGTTTCAATTTGTGTATTAGATAAACACCATTTTAAAATTGGATTATTATTATAATTTATTTCTTTTGACTCAAGTTGAGCAGCTAATATTTTCATCGGAGTTGATAGTGTACGACTTCCTTGAATAACTGTTTCAAGTACATATCCGTTTTGTTTCATTTCTTCCAGCCATTGATTAGCTCCCCATGGATCATAACCCACCCACAATGTATATATTCCGTATGTGTCTCTTAATTCATTAAACCAAGCTACTACATCTGAAAAATTAACCATACTTCCTTTTGAATAATTAATCAAACCTTTTTGTTTCCATACATTATAAGGAACTTTATCTTCTTGTATATGTTGTTCTGCTCTATCTTCTGGAATAAAATATTTTTGTGCTAAATAAAGATTTTGTTCTTTTCTTATTAGACAACTTGCACAGGTCAAATCTCCTACACTTGATAAGTCTACGCCCCCTATTCCATAACAATTTCTTAAATCTTCTAATTTAAATTTAGATTCATTATTTATTACTTCAAAGGTTAGCCAAGAACCTACTGCTGTTTCTCTTATATTGAAATCCTTTGTTAAAACTGTAGGTAAATAATTTCTATCATTTTTTGCTCTTTTAACTTGCTCTTTTAAATAATCTAATCCTTTTATTGTTCCTAATCCTGGATTTGCTTTTATCCATTTTTTTTGATTAGTCCATTCTTTTTTATTATCTAATTCATAAATAAATGGAATAAATCTCTCATCTTCTGTTATTCCATTTAAAACATTTTCAGATAATTCATATTGAGAATCATATATATTCTCTCTAATAAATCCTGCTGTTGATATAGAAAATAATAAAGGTTGTTGTCTTGCCCCCATAGATTGCTTAGAAACATCGTAAATATTTCTATCTTTCCAAGCATGCATTTCATCTAATATTCCACAATGCATATTTAATCCATCTAGTGTGTTTGAATCGCTTGATAATGGTTCAAACGTACTAAATGTTAAGTCCACATATAAATCACTTTTTCTTTTTCTAATATGTTTTTTTAATAATGCACTTTGAGAAACCATATTTTTAGCTTCTTCAAATACAATTTTAGCTTGATCTTTTTTTGACGCTATACAGCATACTTGTGCTCCGCCTTCACCATCTGCAAATAACATATATAATCCTATTGCAGATAATAAAGTGGATTTTCCATTTTTACGAGCAACAACTATAAATACTTCTCGATATTGTCTAAATCCTTTTTCATCAACAAACCCAAATACTGTTTGAATTATAGCTTTTTGCCATAAATCTAAAATAACAGGTTTCCCTGCCCATTGTCCTTTTGAATGTTTGCAAAATCTTTCTATAAATTCAATTGGTCGATTTGCTTTTTCAATGTCAAAATGATATTTACCTGGATTATTTAAATCATATACAATTTTTTCATATACTTTTTTTATTTTTTCACATACTTCTATTTTTCCACTCTTTATAAGATTATAGTATGCTAATATGTAATTCATCGTTTAATAAACTCTTCTAATTCATCTGGAAGTTCAGGATCGTCTGGATTGTTTGTTCCAATTTTAACTATTTCACACAATTGCTTAATTACAGTTTGATAAGATTTAACTGTATCTCTATAATCTTTTAATAGTGGATTAGACTTTGTGAATTGCTGCGAAGCATTAATTATCTCAATTGTAAGTTCTGATTCTTTTATTTGCTTTTCCATTATTTCAGCTAATACCATTAAAAAAGCAGCTCTTTTATTTAACCGCTTAATAATATGATCTTTTTCTTTTATATTAGTCAAAAATAATTTACATAATTTATTGTATTCATAAGTAATCCTGGATTGCATATTTGAACTAGGACTTTTATTTTTAACTTTTTCTTTTATTTCCTTATCTTTTTCTATTTTTTTCTTCATTTATCTTTCTCCTTACCCCCCCTCACACGATTTTTCTCATTCCGGGGTCAAAAAAGGTTCATCGCGCGGTTTATTTATATATCACTCTTCTTTTGAAATAGGGGGTATATCTAATATTTCTATAGCAACAATACAAGGAGTATTTATAAACAAATCTGTGTTGTCTTTTGTTCTCAAGTATATTGTGCTTCCTTCATCTATTGATTTAACCAGTTGTTCTTTATCTATCTTCTCTTCAAGTTCTATGTCCATGTAAGACATCTGATTCCATACTCTTATCTTCATCTTTGAACTAAGTTTCCCTCCTTATCAAATTTTAAATTATCTACAGTTGCTGATACACCCTCGTGAATTAGTGCGTGACATTCTCTGCATACAGGCATAAGATTATGCTCATCTAATGTTATATATGGATCATTAATATTGCTTGGTGTAAGCCATATATAATGATGAACAATTTCAGCTGGATTCTCTTTACATTTCTGACAAATATAATTATATTTTGCCATTACATAATCTCTTGCTTTTATCCAGTTTGTAGATTGATAAAACTTTTTAGCAAAATCTTTTGCCATATATTCCTCCAAAAGAAAAGAACATTGTGTCATGCCAATGTTCTGAATTGAGGTGCTGCTATTAATTAGCAGTATTGAATAGATATAATAGAAGAATCGAACTTCTAATAACGCTAGTTAGCGTATTTTTACACATAGACTTTCATAGGACTTTTCTTTGTTATTTCTAACCCTACTTCATCCGCAACCTACATAACTTACCATAAGTTATATCTACTCAACACCACCAATTAAGGTGATGCACTGATAATATTTAGAAGTTAAAATTAATATTACCTCATTTATATTAATTTCATTGTACCAATTATATTATTTATTTTTTGGTATGTAAATGGCACACTTTTTGCACACTTTTTGCATTATCAATTAATAATTAAATATATTAGAAAGCAAATCATTAGGCATTAAAAGGGCTTTAATTTCATTAATTAATCTAGTTTTATTTCTAGAAATTGTAGATGTATCTTTATTCATTTCTTCTGCAATATATTCTATTCCCTTATTTTCAAAATATTTTAATTTAATTATTCTATAATATGGATCATCTTTAAATTTTTTTAAGACTTTATCAACATATCTAATAAATACCTTTGTCCTATAAATATTTTGATTTAAACTTGAAATTGCATTTTCAATTAGTTCATTTTTATTTTCATGAACTACATTTTCAACAATTGATGTGATACTTCCAGACTTTTCAGGCAAACCATATTGTTTTAAATCTTGGATTTGTTCTTCTCTATCTTTAATTGACTCTTTTATTTTATTGTAATTATATAATAAAGATTCTACATTTTTAAAAGCATTGTCTTTTTGTTTTATTAATCCTCTTTTTTCAAGTTCACTTAATACAATTTTAATAGTTTCTCTTTTTTCCGTTTCTTCCATCATTCACATGTCCTCTCTAATATTTCAATTAACATAGTTTGATGTTCAATTTGTTTTTCTAAATTATTTATTTTACCTTCTGCCTTTGTATATAATCCAATTGCCATTATTCCAAATATAGATAATGCAATTCCTATACTAATCAACAAATATTCAATTGGTTTAATCATATGTATCACCTGCTCTACCCATTTTTAATATTATTCCATTGATAAGTTCTGCTATTTTTTCTCCACAACTATTGTTCATTCTTAATTTCTCTTGAATATAACTTACTTCTTTTATAGAATCTGTTCTAAATCCCATTGAAGTATGATCAATAATACTTACATATAAATAAAATTGTTTTAATCCTCTTTGAAATTCACCATATTTATAATCTAAACCCAATTCGAAAATAATATCAAAATGAGTAAAATCCTCATCTGTCCAACCAATTCCAACATTATTACCATCTAATAGTCTAGTAGCTATTACTTGATAAGTATATTCTCCATTTATTACTTCACCATATTTATTGTAATTCATATCTTCCTCCTATTAAATCTTTGACAAACCCCTATAAACTGACAAAGATTTTTATATTGCTTTTAAGATTGTCTTTTCCCTTTTATTTAAGAGTTATTAACATTTATTTTTATTTTTAAATCTTTGCTATAATTTACACATTTTCGTGAAAGTTTACATTTTTATTACTCTCTTGGTATTTTTTCCAATACCTCAATTTCATTATTTAAGCTAAATGGTATATTATATTCTAATAATCCTAAACCATCTTGGTTAAACCAATCGCCTTCAACTGCATTCCACTTGAATATATCTCCATAAAATTTAATTTTTAACGGAATATATTTTTCATCTTTAGCTATTTTATTTAACATTTCTATTACAGTCATTTATTTTCTCCTAAAACAACTTGGTATATCATATTTATTTAAATATTCTTCTAATTCCTCTACTGAACTTCTTTCACTATCTAATATAGGTATATTTCTTTCACTAAAGTAATCTCTTTCATCATCAAAATTTATAAATAATACCCATTTTAATACTTTTTCTAAATCAGTATGAACACATAGATGATAATTTCTACTTACTCGATTTTGTATTTTAATAATTTTTTCTATATCTTTACTCATGCTTTCCTTCTTTCTTTAATTCATTTAGTTTTTCCCAGATAAAATATTTTATCAATGGGCTTAAACTATCATCTTTTAATTTATTTTCTAAAACTGGTATATTCCACTCTCTATTCATTTTTTATTCCTTTGGCATTTCATAAACTATTACATTTGTGGAAAATGGTATTATTTCAAAATTATTATCGCAAGTAATAAATTCTTTATCATTCAAATCTTCATAGTAATGTTTTGCAGCTTCAATTATTTTTGTTTCTAATATACATGTAGGTTTTAAATATAATAAGGTTTTAATTTTATTTTGTATTTCATTTAATATTTCTAATGCTCTTTCTTTTGATTTATATTGTGCTAATCTATGATTATGCCCTGTAATTGTTAAACCTATTTTTTTATGATTTTCATAAAATGGTACTTCATTCCATATTTGATTTTCCATTACATATAAAGCATTTGCTTTTACTAAAATTTCTTTATCTTGACTTCTAATCCATAAATCCATAATTATTCCTCGACTTTATCTACTAAATCTGCTTTTATTAGGTCATATATGACAAACAACATATTATCAAATTCATGACTCAAGATATCAGAATCAATTTTAACAAATTGTAATTCTCTTGCATTTCCAATCGGTAAATCATTAATTTTGTGATCTGCTTTAATAAGAATAAATCCTGTTGTAATACTTCCATTTGATAAACTTTTAGTATATGATGGCCCATTGCTATATGACTTCTCAAAACCAAACTTTTCTAATTCTTTTAAATCTACATTATCTTTTATTTTTAACATATTTACTCTCCTATTAAATAACAATTATTAGCTGATAATAGATATGTTTTTTTATTACTTTTTACTTGAATTTGTTCTCCATCATAATCTTTCCATTTGTCTATTTTTAGTTCAAACTTATCTCCATTATAATTACATACAACCTTATCATAACTATAATCCAGATCAATTATTTGTTTATTACATCCACTTAATAATAAAGTTAGTATTATTCCAAATGCAATTGTTAAAATCATTATTATATTTTTGTTTTTTATTATATTTTTCATATCATTTCCTTTCATACTATTTATTCCACCCCAATTCTTCTATTTGTTTGCTTATTGCTCCAAATTCTTTCATTGAATATCTATAATAAGGAGTAAATTGTATTGTTTTGGTACTTAAATGAAATAATATTCTAATTATTTCAATTTTTGGTTCTAATGAGCCTATAACATCAATTTGTTTTTCATAGCAAATAATACATTTATTATATTTTTTAGGAAGTTTTTTTATCCTAATTTTTTGAACATTTCTTTTGCACTCATATTATTTATACCTCCTCTTTTAATAAAAACTCGTCAACTTCATGGAAAATATATTTATTTTCATTTCTAAAATCAAATTCCTCTAATGGGACATCTTTCCAAGTAAACCTATCTAATATTCCTGTATATTTTTCTATAATGTCTAATTTTGCAATATAAATTCTTTGTAGATATTTTAATTTACCAATTAGAATTTCTATTTCTTCATTTTTCATATTATTTATACCTCACTTCGTATTTATATCTTCTTGCAAGCATGATAGATTTTCTATAACAAATGTTGAAATAAATTCTGCACCTAAAGACCATTGATTATTTATTACATAATAGCTCATGAATGTAAATAATGATTCAGATTCAAGAATATAAAAATCATTCATATTTTTACTATATTTTTCAATAAAGTAGCAACACTCTGCAATATTTTTATTTATTTCTCCATACATATATTCTTTATCATACCTAAAAGTTAAAGATATATTTTTACTAATCATTCCTAGTCTGCTTTTATAAGTGAATGGTAATTGAAATAACATTACTATTTCTTTTAAAGGCATTTGTTCTTTACCACTTAGTTTTGCTTGTATTGTTTCTTCTATACCTTTTTTAGGAATAATCAACATTCCCCAACCTGCTTTAATATTTTCTAGATCTTTTCCATTAAATGGAAATTCATCTTTTAAAAAATATGCAAAATTTAACCATTTAACAGTATTTTCAAAATTATAATATTTTGTTTCTTCCTCCATATTTTTATACCTCTTACTTTCCAAAATATAACCACCACTTGTAAATTTTTTCATTTATCTTTTGTTCTTTTAGTTCTAAAATATATTTATTATTTTCTTCATATAAATTAATTTCTTGTTCTATTAATTTATCACTTTTTAGTTCAGGGTATAAAGTTACTAATGTCATATAACTTGTATCTCCCTTTAATTCAACAAATGTTTCTTTTTCGTGTTGTATATATTGTTTAACTACTAATTCAACTTTATTTTCTATTTCTTCATTTTGTTTTTGGTATAATTCTATTTTTTCATCTATTACCTTTAAACCTATTAAATTTGAAAGAAAATATACCAACGTTGCAAATTTTATTAAAAACCCAATACCTGGTATAAATAAAAGTTCTTCTTCCTCTTGCCATAAAAAGAAAGCACCTATTAAAATTGAAATTCCTATTAATACTATTATCATTTATACTTCTCCTTTAACTTATTCAATTTATATAAACATACAGTATAATGATTTCCCCATTCATCAATTCCATTATTTCCTTGTTCTTTTAACCATTTTTCTAATTCAGATAATATGCTTCTATATCTTTTTGCTTTTCTTCTATATCTTGCTTTATCATTGTTGTATTTTGTTCTTGTTATTATTAAAGCATTATATAAAGTATCTTTTTCTTTTTGCAAGTTAGTTATATAATTTCTTACTATCTTATATTGTTCAAATTGTGTTTCATATTCAGTATCTTTTAATGAACAATGTAATAACATGTGTAATGCATCTTCTATTTCTTTACTCATTCTTTATCTCCTTTTTATAAAAAATATTATTTTTCTCTTGCAAGTCCATTTAATTCTTCTTGTGTTAAACTTTCTAAATCATAAAACTTATATATTACTTCGTTTTGAGTTTCTTTTTTTAGTTTTATAATCAATTTATCAGCATTCATTATTTACCTCCTATGTAAATTTTAGATCTAGCATCTTCTATTTCTTGTGAATCAAGCATTATATATAAAAGCGTTATTTCTGGTGATGTATGATTTAACATTTT